GAGACATTGGCGACAAGCTCAACGCCCTTCCCAATCGAGAGGATGCGTTCAACATTGGCCGAAATCTAGGGATTGATGAAGGCACCATTAACCTGCTGCTAAAAGGCCGCACAGAGGTTGAGCGCCTGCTTGCCGCTCAGCGAGCATATACCGACGCAGATGCAAAAGAGGCCCGCGAAGCCTCTGAACGCTGGGAAAAGGCAAAGCTAGACATTGAGCGCATGTCCCAAGTGCTGGTGATCAAGCTACTACCAGTAATGGAGCGCCTGACTGATTCCACGGTTAAGTTCGTTGATACCGTCACGCCCGGCCTAGAGGCTGCTGTAGAGGGTTTTGATAAGCTTGACGAAGCTACGGACGGCTGGGCTAGCACCCTTGCTATTGGACTTGCCACGCTTCGCCTGATCACTGGTCCTGGCATGATTGGAGGCGTTAGCAAGCTGGCTGCGGCAATGGGTAAAGCTGGTTTGCTTGGGGCTGCCGGGGCTGGCGGTTACGCTGCTGGATCGGCCATCTATGATAACTACATTGCGCCCAATGAAAGCCTAAACGACAAGATAGGCGGCACGATTGCTACCATCCTTGCCGGGTTTGGCAACAAAGATGCACAGCTTGCGCTAGATCAGCATTTCGCCTCTTTATCTGGAGAGCCTATGCCTGGTGCCTCCGTAGGTTATGACTTGGCCAACAAACTGGCCGAGGCTGAGCGCGCAAATGGCCTGCCCCAGGGCCTGCTGTCCTCAATCATGCAGCAGGAGATTGGCGGGCGTAAGGAGTTCCTAGACGATCCCAGCAAGTACCACTATGCCCCGGACGAAAACGGCAAGCGCAAGTCGTCAGCGTTTGGCCCGTTTGGCATTCTGGATTCTACCGCCGCCGATCCTGGCTATGGTGTTGCGCCTCTATCTAACAAGTCGCTGGATGAACAGATTAGGTTTGCCGCTCAGTATGCCGCCGCCCGCATTAAATCGTCTGGCGGTCTGCGTGAAGGATTAGGCGCGTATGGTGAAGGTGACGTTTATGCCGATCAGGTTTTGTCGCGCATTGGCGGGATGCCTATGAGTGGCGTTCCTATGCCTGCACCTAGCACTAGCTCTAGTTCTTCGAACGTAACTATTGGCGAAGTGAAAGTGTACACTAACGCTACCGATGCAAATGGTATTGCGCGCGATATGAACGCTGCGCTTATTCGCCAAGCTGATACAGGTATGCGTTAATGGACGGTATCCCAAACCTTCTAAACCCTTTGCCTAGAAACGTAACTCTTACCGTGCTGGGCAATGCGGTAACAGGGCTGTTCAATTTCTTGTTTCCCGGCCCGCAATGGGGCGTATTCAAGCCGGGAGTTGCTGAGCCTGCTGTAGTTGTCGATAGCGTGGTGGCGATTGATATAGCCGCAGATGCTTCGGCATCAACCTACCCTATCCAGACAGGCAGCTTTACCAACTACAACAAGGTAAGGAATCCAGACGCCTTTCGTGTTGAGCTTTCCCGCGATGCAAACGAACAGGGCCGAGCCGAGTTTCTGGCGTGGCTTGAGGCTAACGCTAGCGATACCACGCTGTTTGACATTGTGGTTCCCGAAAAAGCATGGCCTAACTCAACCCTGATTGCTTATCGCGTCAGTCGCCGCGCTAGCATGGGGGCGGCTAGGATTGTGGCTGATTGCGTATTCCAACAGGTTAGAGAGCTTCCAGCGCAATACAGCTCAAGCGAAGTTCCAGACCCTAACAACCAATCGCCCGCCCCTACTGCGCGCGTCAACGCCGTGGCAGGCGAGCCTAATTCAGCAGGGGGAGTCGTAGATTGGGCATAAGCACTATTCCGCTGCGGCCTATCGCGTCGCAGTCAGTCAACGTCATCCTTGCTGGTCAGCCCTGCACAATTGATCTTAGGCAATTGGGTGGCCGTCAGTATCTAAGCCTGAGCGTGAATGGCACCGTGATTTGCCAAGGGGTACTGCTGGTCAACCGTTCTGCTATTGTCCGTGCCGCTTACACTGGCTTCATTGGCGACTTGGCTGTAATCGATACGCAGGGTGATGAAGCGCCGCAGTACACCGGATGGGGGAGCCGATGGCTACTAGCTTTCAACGACGCCGCCTAAGAGTCACGTTTAAGCTAGCTTCCGGCACGTTTAACGAGGCTGGCGACCCAGATACCGTAGTCCTAGAGGACTTCCGTACAGAGGTCGAAATAGACGCGCCTGGAGGCTATGAGTTTGCTACTTGTCGGCTACGCATCTATGGCGTTGAGCGGTTCACGATGGATCGACTGACGGTCATTAACTACCAGAATCTAGACTTTCTGCGTAACTCCATGCTGATTGAAGCTACGGACGACGCCGGGCAGTTCACGTCCATATTCTTTGGCGAAATCTACGCAGCTCAACCCGATTTCACTGGTGCCCCGGATGTTCCCTTTGTGGCCGAGGCTCGATCTGGCCTGATTGGCTCGCTGGCTCCTGCTGCTGCTAACTCATTTCCAGGCGCCCAGCGCGTTAGCGCCATCATGTCCCGGCTTGCTCGGGAGCTGGGCGTGGCGCTGGAAGATAACGGCGTCACATCCACCGTCACCGATATGTATCTTGCCGGATCGCCGCTGACTAAAGTGCAAACCTTGGCCAATGCTGCGCGTATCCAGTTTTGGTATGTGCCAGAGCAGGGGGTGTTAGCTATTGCGCCGCCAGGAGTTCAGCGGAGAGGGAATCGAGTTACCTATAACTTCAATACTGGACTTGTCGGGTATCCCACCAAAACGCATACGGGGATTGCGTTTACCGCACTGTTTAACCCTGCCGCGTTTCATGGTGGCCCAATACTTATGGAGTCTGACGTTTCGGCCTGCAACGGTGAATGGTACATTGTCAGCATGTCGCACCGACTAGCCGCTAACTTCCCCGGAGGTCCGTGGTTTACTCACTTTGTCGCCACTCCGCAAAACACGACAATCAGGTCTAGGTAATGGCAACTGACACAACTCAATATTACGGCCAAACCGACCCCTCTACCGGGCAAGGAAATTGGAACGTAAACCGTTTTATGATTCAACAACAGATGTTGAGTCTAAACACGTCTATGCCCGTTGAGGTCTTAAGTGTTATTCCTGGCGGTCTTGGCCCGGTTGGTTTGGTCAGTATTCGTATTTTGGTAGACCAGATTACCGGAGATGATAGAACTGTCCCTCATGGCGAAATCCCGAATGTTCCTTACTTCCGCTTACAGGGCGGCAATGACGCTGTAATCATTGATCCGAAGAAAGGCGATATTGGCATGGCGTGCTTCTGTAGCAGAGATATTAGCGCGGTCAAGAATGCCCGAATGGCAGCCCCGCCTGGTAGCCGTCGCGCGTATGATTTCAGCGACGCCATGTACTGCGGGGGCTTTTTAAATGGTACGCCGACCCAATACATTCAGTTTACCGATGGCGGTATTTTGGTACACAGCCCTACCCGCAATCAGGTAGACGCCCCGATAGTTCAACTTGGTGTCGTATCTGCGCCTTTGCGTAAGCTGATTGATGATCGACTGATTGCCTTGTTCAATGCGCACACGCACGGTAGCGGGCCTGTTCCCGATCAGCCGCTTACCCCTGCCAATGTCGCCACCGTCGCAACCGAGGCTAACTAATGGCCACTACTCTTTACTTGGTCCCAGATACTTGGGATTTAACACTGGATGCCTCGCGCAACATTGCGCTTGCTGGCGAACCGTATTCAAGCGCGCAAAGTGTCGCTAATGCTTGTCGCCTGTGGAAAGGCGAAGCACCATTTAACGCAAGCCGGGGTATGCCTTATGAGGACCAGATACTAGGCAAGCTTCCCCCGCAGCGATTGTTAGCCGGATGGTATGAGGCAGAAGCTTTATCGGTTCCTACTGTAGCCAGCGCAACGGCAGTGCTAATATACGAAAACACCAGCCGGCAACTTACCGGCCAAGTTCAATGCACCCTGATTGACGGGACTGTAATCAATGTCTAGTAACGTGCCGCCGCTCCAGATTACCGCCACGGGCGTAGTCGCTCCTGATGCCGTTACTGTGCGCGACGGCGTATTGCAGGACGAAAATATCGCGTTTGGCGGTGATCTAGATATTGTCACGCCATCTACCCCGCAAGCTTTCCTTGCGGACAACCTGACTACGAATATCACTGATCAGAACGCCCTTATTGCTTATACGCTGGCGATGACTGATCCGGCCACGTCCGAGGGTAGGTTTCAAGACGGCATTGGCCGCATCTACTTTCTAGACCGCAATGGAGCCACGGCTAGCGTCGTTCAAGCGCTGTGTACTGGCCAGCCTGGAGTAACGTTGCCCGCTGGCTCTCTGGCGCAAGATGACGCCGGGAACTTGTGGGCTTCTACTGGTGACGCTGTGTTTTCTGCTGGCGGCACTGTCACCGTTCAATTTGCCTGCTTGGTGCTTGGCCCTATCCAGCTTGGTATTGGCGAGCTAACTAAGATTGCGCAGCTTGTGCCGGGCTGGGATGCGATTACCAACCTTGGAGCTGCTACTACTGGCAGCGCTACCGAGACTCGGGCAGCGTTTGAAACTAGACGCCAAGAGAGTATTGCAAAGAACGCTAAGGGCACTCCCCCTGCGATTCGGTCGGCTGTTTGGGAAGTTGCCGGCGTAATCGACGTTTTTGTCTATGACAACTTCACAAACGTAGTCCAAAACTATGGCTCAACTAGCTACCCGCTAGCACCTCATAGTGTCT